TTGGGTCATCCAAGATTACAAACTCTTCGGCAACACGTACCTGAGAAAGATTCGTTCAACAACCCGTGGCGTTGTGACCGCTTTGCAGTTCCTGCCGCAGGACATGGTGCGCCCTGTCGGTAACGGCACAAATCCTCTAACCCACTACGTCTACACCACGGACGGCAGGAGCTTTGACATCCCGGTATCTGACATCATCCACATCCGCTACAACCGAGACCCGCAGGACATCCGCCTTGGGCGTAGCCCGGTAATGGCGGTACTGCGTGAGATAGCCACCGACAACACGGCATCTACTACCGCTTACGGCTTGCTTGCTAACGGCGCTATGCCATCCTTGATTGTCGGGCCTGATGCCAAAGACCAAACCGTAGATATCTCGATGGACGATGCCCGGCAGGTCAAGCGGCAACTGCACGAAGACCTTACCGGGGACGGTAGCGGCGGCATCGTGGTTATGACCGGTGCCTACAAGTTAGACCGGGTATCCCTTACTCCTTCCGAGCTTGCATTAGATTCCGTGAGACGTGTTCCCGAAGAGCGCATCTGTTCAGCCCTTGGTATCAACCCGATGGTTTTAGGGCTTGGGTCAGGTCTTGAACGGTCTACCTACAGTAATTATGAGAGAGCGCAGCAGGCGGCATGGGAAGACGGCATGGTGCCACTCCTGCGTACCCTTGCCGATGCTATTACCGCTGACCTCTTGCCAGAATACCCAGAGACGCAGGAAGGTGACTTTGTCCAATATGACCTTGAAACCGTGCGGGCTTTGGCTGATGATCTAGCGGCTGAAGCGGAGCGAGCAGAGCGCCTTTACAAGGCTGGCATCATTGACCGAGCGGAAGCCAAGCGGATAGCCGGGCTTGAAGCCGTGCCTGAAGACACCGGGGTTCTGCATCCAAGCGCCATCAGCGTTCAGGCTGGCACGAGTGCATCGCTGGCAGAGACAACCAACGCGGCAGGTATCTTGATTCGTTCTGGTTACGATCCGGGTAGCGTTACGAGCTTCCTCAACTTGCCAGTACAGCACACAGGAGCCGCACCGGTTACCCTGCGGGATGAAGCCAAAGCGTACGAGATGAAGTTTGTACCGAACGCTGGCATGGTCGAAGCAGCACAACGGGCGCTTGATTGGAAGGCGGAAGGGTTCGATGGCGGGACGCGCATAGGGCTTGCAAGGGCAAACCAAATCGTGAATGGGGAGAAACTTTCCGAAGACACCATACTGCGGATGTACTCTTTCTTTTCACGGCATGAAGTCGACAAGCAAGCCGAAGGTTTTAACGCTGGTGAGGAAGGGTTTCCCTCCCCCGGCAGAGTAGCCTGGGACTTGTGGGGCGGTGATGCTGGTTATCGCTGGGCTACGGCTAAGCGGGACGCAATGCAGCCTGACGGCAAAAGCCTTGACGGTGACCACGTCTGCACTCCGGGGGTAGTGTACAAGAGTCACCCTTTTTACGGGTACGAGCTGGAGCCACTACCAAACGAGTAGATGACGGCACCGCTCGTATTTATGCAGCATCGCAGAAGTTCCGCAACGAACTCTTAGAGCGTGAAGGCGTAGCCATCAGCCGGATGCAACGCGCATACAAGGCAGCCACCAAGGCAAGCATCGATGAACTGGAAGCACTAGAGGGTCGTATCCAAGAACGGCTAGATAACGGTGAAGACCCGTCCGACACGATACTTTGGATGCGTCAACGCATCATTGACAACATAGAAGAGTTAGGTAGGAATCTCAAAAAGTTTAGCATCGAGGGGGCTACGATAACGGCTGATGGACAACTTGAATCAGCAGTCCTTGCGAATGAGGCAAGCGTCAGCATGGTTGAAGCGGCGGCAGGTCGTAAACCGGCAGGTGTTAGCCTCGGAAGTTCATGGACAAACCTACCCGACGAACAGCTCCAAGCCTTTGTCGGCATGGCGGGTGATGGAAGCCCTTTGGGTGAGTTATTTGCGACCATCCCGCAGGTAACTACCGATGCTATGCAGATGGCACTTGTACAAGGCATCAGCCTTGGTGAAGGGCCACGGACAGTAGCACGACGGGTACGCAAAGCGGCAGACATTGGACGGCAACGAGCCGAGACAATAGCACGTACAGAGATGATCCGCAGTGCCAGAGAAGCACAACGGCAGTTGTATACGCAGAACCCTGCGGTACAAGGTTACAGACGGCAAGCCACCCAAGATAGCCGAGTGTGTTTAGCCTGCCTTGCTTTGTCCGGGACACTATATGCGACAGATGAAATCATGCCTAGTCACGTAAATTGTCGCTGCGTTCTTGTGCCGGTTACCATGTCATGGGCGGAGATTACCGGGGACAGTTCTATCCCTGATACCAGACCTCCGGTAGCAACACCTGAGCGCATACTCGCTGGCTTGTCGGATGCTGACAAGGTCGCCATCATGGGGCCTCAAAGATACGCAATGTACATGGAAGGCAAGCCGCTTGCTGATTTTGTGCAGGTAGTACCTAACCAAGACTGGGGGCCTAATACCCGTGTACGGCCTCTACGTGAGCTTATATAGGGTGTGTGGGATACTTACGCCATGGACGTGCTGACATCTACAGTAGACGGAATCAAGAGCGATAGGCTCGGTTATGTCAAAGGTTACCTTGTGCGCTTTGGTGACACCAAGGCAACCGACCTTGAGGGTGACTACTTCACCCGATCAACCGACTACGGCTTTCCGATGGAAGAAGGCAAGCGCGTACCGCTCAACGTCTACTACCACCACGGTATGGATGCTCAGGTAGGTAAGAAGTCCATCGGTACAGGCTTCATCAAGATGACCGATGAAGGACTCTGGTATGAGGCTCAGTTAGACTTGGCTGATGAATACGGCAAGATGGTTGCCAAGCTTTGCAAGCAAGGCAAGATGGGCTTTAGTTCCGGTGCTGCCGCTCACATGGTTGAGCGTAAGAGCATGGGTGGTGCATCCGAAATCATTCGGTGGCCTATCGCTGAAGCAAGCATTACCCCTACACCTGCTGAGTTCCGTAACAGCGTCAAGTCTTTGGAGGAGTACTACGGCATGGGCGAGATGGACATGGAAGAAGAGATGGTCATGGCTCCTATGCCTGAGCAATCAGCCGCCGAGTATGCCGCTGAGATATTCAAGGAAGCCGAAGGCGAACTTATCCACGAAGGGCTAGAAGCCTACTGGGATGCGCTTTCCGGTGCCATGGAAGTTATCGAAAGCCAAGACATGGCAGATGCCTTGATTGATGCTTTCGCAGAACGTGCTAAGGGCTTGTATGCCATGCACGGTGCCAAATGTATTCAACCCGCTTCATTGCGGGGTGTTGAACGTCGGCTGCGGGATGCAGTCGGTTTGTCACGGTCAAGCGCCAAGCGTTTGGCTCCAGTAGTCTGGGAATCTCTGCGGGACGCAGACCAGCCTGAAGAGCAGCCGTCTATCGTAGTCGAGGCGAAAGCCCATGATATTGATGAGCGAGCCGAACTGCTCGCCCGTCTGGAGTTGTTACAACAACTATGAACCTGACACAACTACAGAATCAAAAAGAATCTGTCCTTGCTACCGCGCGGGAACTTGCTTCCGGTAACGGTGACCTTGCACAGGTCAAGAGCCTGATGGCAGAAGCTAAGGGCATTGAAGAGCGCATTGAGACTATCAAAGCACTCGGACAGGGACACCCAGTGGCAACAGAAGCACCAGCAGAGCAACCATGGAAGAGCGGCGGTATCGGTCGCAATCCTTTCGTCGGCACCCGTGACGAAGCGAACTACAAGGCTTACGCTTGGGGTCAGTGGGGACGCTCTATCATGGGCAATCGCAAGGCAGCTGACTGGGTCAAGAGCAACCTGAAGGCACAGAGTGAAGGCACAACGACCGCTGGTGGTTACACCGTACCGGATCCACTGTCTTCCGACCTTATCTACCTCCGTGAGCAGTTCGGTGTTGCACGGCAGAACTGCCGCATCTACCCGATGAGTTCTGATGTTCTCAACGTTCCAAACGCAACGGCATCAACCACTGTGTACTACCCTGGAGAGAACACCGCTATTACGGCTTCCGACCTTACTTTTGCACAGGTCAACTTGGTTGCCAAGAAGCCATCGGTTCTTACTCAGGTTTCCAAGGAACTGGCAGAGGATAGCATCATCGACTTTGGTGCAACCCTTGCCCGTGACATGGCTTATGTCCTCGCGAAGGAAGAAGACCGCGTTGTTTTCAACAATGCAGTAGACTCCACCTCTGGTCTTGACGGCATCCTTTATGCTGTCTACAACCTGAACGCTACCAAGGCTAACATCGCATCTTTGCAGGTCTTCACGACTGGCCAGACAATCACGTACAGCCCGACCCTTGCCAACCTTAAGGGCATGGTCGCAAAGCTCCCAACGTATGCCGCTAACGCCAAGTGGTTTATGCACAAGGAGATTTGGTATAACGCCATCGCTCCTCTGCTTGATGCACTCGGTGGAAACTCCATCATGGACATCC